AGAGCAGAGTTTGATGCAGCGAGTGACAGGAATCGAGCGGCTATACAATCTAATTTATTACAACAAGGTTTCCAACAAGCACAAGCTGCAAGACAACAAGATCTTGCAAATCAAATGGCTTTAGCTAATCAACAAAGAGGATTAGGTGCAGCAGCTCAAGACTTTGCAAGAGCGCAGATATCTGGCCTTGGTACATTAGGTGCAGCACAACAAGCACAAGCTCAAGCAGTTCTTGATGCACAAAGACAAACAGCGCAAATGGCTGTCGATGATCCAAGAAGAAGATTATCAATGCTAGGTCAAGGTGTGGCTGGTCTGTCGGGTCTAGGAACTGTACAAATAAGCGAGGCTCCACAAGCAGCTCAAGCTAGTCCATTAACAACAGCTTTAGGTTTAGGTTTAGCGGGTGCTGATATCTATGGAAGGATATTTAGGTAATGTCTAGAATATTAAAACGACCTATGTTTCGAAGAGGCGGTAAAGTCAATGAAGGTATTATGTCTGGCCTTGTTGATAGAACTAAACACGCAGAAAATCCTTTTGCTGGAAGTAATATTGATTTAGAATCTTTAAAAGGGAACACTGCAGCTTTAGAAGCGATATTAGAACAATACACACCTAAAACAAGACT